ACAAAATTGAGGATTGTAGACCTAACGGAAGTGATTTACCATTTTAATAAAAATACAACAATGAAGAAAATTGAAATCGTTGAACACGTCATCAACAATACGACTATTAGTCGTTCACAAGCTATTCAAGCCGTAGATTGCGTTTTTGATGCTATTGAAAATTCTCTTTGTAAAGGTGAGAGTGTTTATATCCGTGGTTTTGCCACAATTAAGGCACACACCTCCAAAAGAAAGAAAGCACGGAATATTAGCAAGGGAACAACAGTTGTTATTCCAGCTCAACGCTCTGCCAAGCTCATCATTAGTAAACAACTTAAAGCTCGAATGAATTTATGATGCACACATGGTTTGAATGTAAAATCCGTTACGAAAGAGTAATGGAAAATGGAATGAACAAGAAAGTTACAGAACCTTATCTTGTCGATGCACTTAGCTTTACAGAGGCCGAAGCACGGATCATCGAAGAAATGACCCCATTTATCTCTGGAGAATTTACTATATCAGACATTAAACGTGCCAACTATAGTGAACTCTTCCCTAGCGACGAAGCGAGTGCCGACCGCTGGTTCAAATGCAAACTATTTTTTATCACACTGGATGATAAAAGCGGTGCGGAAAAAAAGACTTCGACACAAGTATTGGTACAGGCTGCCGACTTACGTGACGCAGTGAAGAAACTGGACGAAGGCATGAAGGGAACAATGGCAGATTATCAAATTGCATCTGTTTCCGAAACCGCTATCATGGATGTTTACCCGTATTCTGCCGAAGAATCCATTACAGATACCATCAGCGAAAATGCCAACTCCCCTATTGTACGCAATTTCATCCAATCACTTCCTGAAGGTTGTAAGACAACAATAACAGTTGGAGGAAAGAAAGTCGTAGTCGACAAAACAGGAAAGGACACCATTGTTACACCTAAAAATGAAAACAGCCATGACATTGGAAGAGATGCTCTCAAAGGAAAGAAAACAAAAAAAGAAGCAAAAACATAACG